ATCGCTGCCATGCACCGATCGTGCGCTCGACGGTTTGACCACGCGCTTGATCGTCGCCGATGAAACAGCCCGCATGGATAAGGCGTTCGGGCGCTTGCTTACCGGCTTGGCAAAGTTCGCTACGTCGCAACTGTTGGCAATTACAACGCCGGATCCGGAGCAGAAGACGCGCCCAATTTGGGGCTACTGGCAAGCGTGCGAGGCGGCAATCACTGACGGAACGCCCTATCCGGCGGGTTGGTGGCCCATGATTTACGGCTTAGATGCCGACGATCAGGCCTCAGATCCGGCTGTTTGGGCGAAGGCGCACCCAGGTTTGGGCGTCATTGTCGACCCGACGCAGTTGCAATTAGCGGCGCAAACGATGCTAAATACGGGCGATCCAGTGCAGATCGCCGAGTTTGAAACGCAATTAGCGTGCAGATACCACGAAATTGCGACTACCGATATCGATCTTGCAGTGCTAGAGCGGCAGATGGTCGACTGCGATTGGGATCGGTTGCGCGGAGCGCCAGCAGTGATCGGACTTGATTTAAGTCGCGGTGGTTACTCGACACAACTCGACATGACCGCTTTGACACTGATGGTGGTCGATGGCGGCATCATCCGTGCGCGGAACGTGTGTTGGTGGGCCGGTACGGACATTGCACTTGATGAAAAGCGCTGCAAGAACCCGCTACAGGTGTGGATTGAGGCGGGATATCTGCGCCGAATGCCTGGTGAATGGCAGGATATGTCGATCGTTGAGGCTGAAATCGAACACCTTATGACGCTATACGACGTCCGAAAGATCGGCGTAGACCCGCATCCGGCGCAAGCGCGAGACATTAAACGGTGGCAAGATCGCGGCTGGCCCATCATTCCGGTCGATCAATCGATCAGAACGATGGCACCGGCATGGAAATTGTGGGGCGATTTGCTGAAGTCCAAGCAACTTTGCTACCAAATCGATCCAGTGCTCTCGACCGGACTCAACAACGTGCGACTGATCCGCGACAACGTAGGCAACACGCGACCAGTGAAGGGACGCAGCGCCGGAAACATGGATGTGATTGTGAGTGGCAACATGGCAGCGCTGCTGATGGAGCATCACCAGGTGCGCGAGTCGACCGGACTGAGCACAAGCGCTTGCCCGATTGGGTAGTACACTTTGCGCATCACAGCAATGTGGTGTGAGGTGCCGCACAGCGCCTCGCCTGAGGTCCCGCCCAGCGCCTCAGTAAGACGGCGAAAGCCGCCCGGCACGCGCCGTGGGTTTGAACGCAAACGCCGTAGCGAGAAATCGCCGCGGCGTTTGTGTTTGTTGGTTAAGGTGGCAAGTCTGAAATAATCGCTTGACAACGCGGGGCACATTTGTCCCATGCGTTTCAGTGAGCATCTTCGCACGATTCTTTGGATTCAAAAGCGGCGTAGTTGTCTACGCGCGGCCTGAACCACTGGCAACGCCAGCACCACAGCATTTACCCGCTGTCGTTCGTGCCATGAATCTCATCAGTACGGACTTGGCGCGTCTGCCGTTCTCGATCATTGACTCGCAGGGCCAGGTGGTGGACTCGCCCATCACGCAACTGATGACGCGGGACGCCTCGCGCTGGCAGTCTGGCTTCGAGTTTCGGCGCTACTTGACCACGTGTGCGCTTGATTCCGGCAACGGTTTAGCCCTGATTCGCCGTGATTCATCGGGCACAGTTGCCGAATTGCAGCCACTTCCGAGCGGAACATCGACGGTTGAACTGACCGAAGAGGGCGTGCAGTACCGGCTTGGCGGCAATCTTCTGAAGGCAGACCAGGTATTGCACCTTGGCTGCTATCCGGATCCGCTGTCGCCGAGTTGGTACATGTCGCCGATGGATGCGTGCAAGTTCGCTATGGAACTTGCGGCAGACCAAGATGCAGCCCATAAATCACTGATCCGCACGGGGTCCACGGGAAAAGTGAGCATTTCTCACCCCGGAGCAATGAGCGATCAAACCGTTCAAGCCATCCGCGACGCCTGGCAGACCATGCACGCAACCGCGGAAGGCGCATCGCGCCCGCTGATCTTGCGGGAAGGCATGAAGGCCGAGCGCATCAGCGCCGAATCGACTACAACCAGTTTGGAATCGCGCCGATTCTCGATCCAAGAGATCGCACGCGCATTCGGCGTACCGCCCGAAATGCTTTACCAGCAGGGCGGTGGGGCGCTGTCCTCACAATCCGAAACAGCACGCGCCTACGTAGACGGCGCACTAGCCCAATGGGTGACAGCGTGGGAGTCGGAGATCACGCGAAAACTCTGCGGGCCCGGCGAACACGCAAGGCTCGATACCGACGTCCTACTTCGCGGCAATATGCGCGACGCTGGCATGGCGCTGTCGAAACTTGTCCTCGCCGGGATCCTCTCACCGAACGACGGTCGGAAGCGCATGGGCTTGCCTCCGATCGAAGGCGAACAGTTCGACATTCCAAGTGTGTCCATGCCAGGCGGCATGAGCGCCGTCCAGGGCGACAACGCCACCGAGAACATCGATGGAGGTGAAGACATTGCTTGAAATCCGTACCGCCAAGATCAGTATGCAAGGCGACAAGATCGGTGGCTACGCATCGGTGTACGACGCTCCGAGCCACCCGCTCACCGTGCGCGGCATCAATGGCGGCAAGCCATTCACCGAAAAGGTGGCCCGCGGCGCGTTTGACAATTCGCTGCGCACCAATATCTCGCTGCTTGTCGGTCACGATTCGCGCGACCTCTTGGCAAATACCAAGAGCGGACTGCTCCAGTTGAACAGTGACGCGCACGGTCTTGCGTTCGAAGTAACGCTACCCGACACGCAGCGAGCAAAAGACATCCGAGCACTCGTGGACGCAAACGTCCTGAGCGAGATGTCGTTTGGCTTCAACGTCATCTCAGATTCTTGGAGCGGCAACACACGCACGCTCAATCAAGTTCGTTTGATCGAAATTTCCGTAGTGTCCGAAGGCGCTTATCAGCAGACGAGCGTCGAGGCAAGAACCCTTCAGTCGGGCATTGCCCGGCTTCGTCTGCGACTAAGGATGCCATCATGAAACTGTCCGAACTCTTTGAAAGCCGTAAGGCGCTCACCGCTGAGCGCGATTCCATTCTCGCACAAGATTCCTTGACCGTCGAGATTGAATCTCGCGGCCACGAAGTCGCAAACGAACTTGCTACCATCGAGGCTGAGATCCGTTCCGCGCAAATGCGCGAGCGTTTTGCATCGTCGAGCGCTGTCGAAATCATCGCCAAGCGCGATATGGAACTCGGCCGCGAAGAGCGCGATACCAAGAAGTACCGCGATCAGTTTGTCGGTTGGTTGAAGGGTGGACAAGCACCGGAAGTGCGTGCACTCTCGACCGCAACCACGCCAACAACCGCTGCGGGCACGATCATGATTCCGGCCATTTACGAGACAGAAATTCTCAAGTTCCTGGCGGCTCAGTCAACGATGATCAACCTTGCGGACTACAAGTCCGGCGTCACGGGTTACCCATCGCTCCGCTACAACACGCAGACCAGCGCAAACTACGGCGCAACTCTTGCGACCAGTGGTACAGGTTCGTGGATCGCTGAAGGTGGCACGGCTATCACCAACGACATGGCACTTGCTGAAGTGCTGTTGCCACCAAAGTTGTGCTCACCAACCACGCAGGTTTCGCAGACGCTGTTGCGCCAGGCGAACTTTGACGTCGAAGCCGAAGTGATGATGGATCTTCAAGCAAAGTTGAGCAAGAACCTTGAATTTGGGTTCATCGGTGGAACAGGCACCAATATGCCAACCGGCATCTTTGATCCTGCATCTACCTCTTGCCAAGTGCGCACTGGTGCAACCGTTGGAGCAGGTAACACGCGAGCACTCAAGGTGACTGCTGCAACCTCTTCGGCAAGCGTGATCCTCGACAACTTTACGCAGATGCGTTACAACTTGTTGCCGTCGGCGTATTGGAACAGTCCATCGTGCGCGTGGATCATTCCACAAGACGTTTACGCTGCTGTCGCTGCTACCACAGTCAACAGTGTGCCGTTGTTCGTCCCGTCTGCCGATAAGGGCATCACGGGCGCAGCGCCATTTACGCTCATGGGTTTGCCGGTGTACGTAACTCAGTATGTCCCTGTGCTTACGACCGCTACGACGCTCAAAACCGTCATGGCAGTGGTTGGAGACATCCGAGAGTCCTACTCGATTCGTCAATGGGCAGGTATCGGCATGATTAGGGATGACATCACCCTAGCAACGACTGGCCAGGTGAAGTACACGGCGCTGGCCTTTGCTAATGCCAACGTCACCCGCGGCGACTCGCTGATTCAGTTGCGCGTCACCAACGTCTGATTCTGATCCTCTCATCCTTCAGGTGGGTGGGGCTTCGGCCCCACCTACCTGCAGCGAGGAAACATGGCTTTAGACCTAGCAAAATTTCGCGGTTGGGCCCGGATCCCACACACGGAGGACGATGTAAGCATCGGGATCGCCTGGGCAGCGGCAGTACGGGAACTTGAGGAGCGCACCGGGTGGTGCGTGGAAAGTGTCACCAGGACGCAGTGGGTGCCCTCAGCGCCCGTGACGATCTACGGCGGTCTGTACCTCCGTCTTGAGCGCCAAGGCGACCTGGCGGGAACTACGGTCACCTACAGCGACGACGCTACGACGCCGCTCACCGGCACGTGCGCAAAGATCATGATCAATGGCTTGGTCTACGTGGATATGGAAATCAGTCTGTTGACCTACCCGGTCACGCTAACCGTGACAGCAGGTAACGCCGCGCTCAACCCGCTGCTAGAGATGGCGCTACTCCAGCGCGTGGCGCACCATGTGGCAAGCCGCGGCGATGACACCATCGCGCTCGACTCCACCTACTGGGACCGCATCACCTCAATGATGGGCAAAGGAATAGCGTAAATGGCTGGCCATGTGCCATCCGGGATGCTGAGGCTCTCCATGACAGTGCAGAATCCAGTACGCACCGTGGACACCGTTGGCCAAGCATCTGTCGCATGGCTCAGCGTCGCCAATATCGCTTGCCATATTGACTCTGCACGCACGAACGAAGTGGTAGACGATTTGGGAGTAAACGCCCGTTCCGATTGGCGCATCCTCGCCGCCTGGCATCCGGCAGTGACAAGCAACAGCCGACTGCTTTACCTGGACAACGGTAACGAGCGCGTATTTAACATCCGCGCCTGCTGGGACAGGGATCAGAAGCGCCGACGCTTGGAGATTGAAGCGACGGAGGTAACGGAATGAAAGCCACCCAGGTAACCCTGAAGACGCAATTCCGCGACGGCAACGTCCGCGCCGCGTTGGCTCGCCTTGGGCCCAAAGTCGGCAGAACGTAATCAAGCGATCCATGCGCAAGGCGCTTGACCCAGTAC